CCGAAGGGAGAAGTATTTATTTTAAAATTAAAAATAAATTAATAGTCACAACTACAACTATTAAAAGAACTGCGAAACTTGTTTCGCAAACTCTTAATAGAGTTGGTGCTATCTTCTCTTGGCATTGGAGTGTAAAAGCTCCAAGATCAATGATGAATCCATTCATAAGATTGGGTTCATTATTGATGGGTAAAACTACTAAAGAGTTAATCATAGGTTTATATTCCTGTGTGCAAACTCTTCACAAGATCTATCTCTCACAAGGGAGTAGAGGTCTAGCAATCAGATTGAAAGCTAGCTCTACATACCTTATGAAGAGTTGATCTGGTGATCCATTACTGGATTGTAAGGCCTTCGGGCCTACAATGAGTCTTACACCTAGGGGTATACCTATATGAATACCTTCCGCCTGAAGGTGTCAGATTTCTTCTAGAAATTTGGCTATCTTCAGAGTTACAATGACACTCTGTAATTTATATAGAGTGCTTCCTTATCAGGGGAAATTGAAACTTTCTACCATCACTGATGATAGAAAAGGTTCAACTCCCGACTTAATGTTTTCTTTCATTAAGGATAAGTTCGCACCGAATATAACTAACAGAGTGCCTTACCCTGGCATCTTCTCTTGGGATCCGAAACCTCTTTTAACAAGAGGTCCTGGAGCTCAAAAAGAGAAGAACACCATGTCGGGTTTCGGGATGGCTCTTAGAGCTATACACGAAACTGGCATGCTCGATCATCTTAAGGCTTATGCTCTGTATACTGGGTTAAACCCCCAGTTAGAGTCGCTTAAAGTGATCTGAGAAGGGACAAGAAAACATTGTTCCATTGGACCTATCGGTAAGCTTGCTTTTAAGCAAGAACCCGGTAAGGTAAGAGTATTTGCAATGGTTGATTGTATCACTCAGTGATTCCTTCACCCATTACACAAATATCTCTTTTCTGTTCTAAGGACAACCAAAGAAGATGCCACTTTTGATCAAGAGAAAGGTATTAATCTGGTTAGATTAGCCCTTTCAAAGAAACTTGATAAAAGTGTTTTCTCCTTTGATTTATCTGCCGCTACTGATAGATTACCTATGGATATCCAAATGGTAATCCTTAACTCTCTAACACCTTTTTGGCTTGCCGAAAAGGCTGTTAGACATGGAGTTAAAGGAGGACTAGGGGATGCCTGGGCTGATCTATTAGTAGACAGAGATTATTATCTACCTAGATGATCTGGCTATGCCAGAGATTCTAAGGTTAGATATGCCGTAGGACAGCCAATGGGAGCATTGTCTTCTTGAGCAATGTTGGCTCTTACTCACCATATGATTGTTCAATTCGCCGCAGCCTCCGTAGGAGTAACTGGGTGATTTAAAGAATATATGGTGTTAGGAGACGACATTGTCATATACAACTCTGAAGTTGCAAAAGCCTATTCAACCCTAATGGGCACTCTTGGTGTTGGAATCTCTGATACGAAGTCATTGACTTCTAAGATCGGAGTATTCGAATTCGCCAAGAGACTAATGGATCTAGAAGGACCTTGTCAAGGTCTTCCATTAGCTGAATTCGCAGCTGCTAGGTTTAACCTTAGCATTCTGTTCCAGAGTTTCAGATCTAGAACCCTATATCCAAAAATAAGTACCTTTATGAGGTTCTTAGGTTTTGGTTATAAAGTGTTGGGTAGTCTTGGAATGAGATTAGGGGATATGAGAAAGAGATCAGGTTACTTTGAAACAGTAGCCTATTCTCCTCTTGTAACTGATAAATCAGTAAATAAGTGATCTGAATTCTTTAAAAGATTCAGTACTTATGATTTATACCCACTTGTGGAGGCTTGTGTTTACAAGGCCTACCACCTAATCCCTGCTCTTACAAAGTTCGACAGATGAAATCTCTGGAGAACTTTATTTCCACATTTTGATGATAAGAAAATCCTACTTATCCCAGAAGTGGCAGGTAGACACCTGGAGAGCTTGTTTACTTCTATGCTTGACAATAAAGTCGCCAAGTATAAAGCAGACCATTCCGTCTACGTAAACAGACTGAATAGGGCTGAGGTTCCTACTAATGATTGAGAAGCTATTGATACGCTTCTTAGCATTATGGAGACTTCTCCCCCTACCAGTGATCTTTTACAAGATCCCGATATGAATGAGTTAGGCTTCGGTCTTAGTGTTTCAAACTATGACGAAGATAACAAGTCTAAGACTTGTTCCCTTTCTCTTCCATATACGGTGTTTACAAAGATTCCACAACTTCTTGATTCAATCGATGATTGAGTCGAACCTATTATTCCGGATAAACATCCGGAAGTCAGTGCTGATGTGAACAGACCTCTTATACACAAACCTGGAAAGGTTTTTGTTAAGGGGATTGCCACTGGAAAGAACGAGAATAATAAGGTAGAAATCACCAAGATGTTGCAGGACAAGAAATTTCTTGCCTACATCATCGAAAGTGGTAAAATTACCATATATTCTCCCGCTTTCCAAGCAATGATTAGAGCCAGTTGGGCTAAAGCCCAATCTGGTTCTAAATAGGCGACTGATTCAATTAAATCAAGCTCTATAATCCTGGAAACTGCGATTTACCATATGGTAGAGCCCGGTATAACGGTATTGGGCTCCGTAACCATCCCATATGGATTTCGGAGGTTTTCTAGATTAAGATACGATATAGTTCGAATTATTAAGAGTAAGGCCACAAAGGACCGGCATCTGCTTAATTCTTCAACTTAAATTCTAAGATGTCGATCACAAAGGACCGATAACGGTCTTAGAATTCTACTTAAGAACTATCCTAGCCTATTAAGCTAGGGAGCGGGAAGATGAGTCGACCACAAAGGACCGATAACGATCATCTTCTCTCAGTATCTCAGCTGATTTAATTTAATCTAACTGATTGATGAGTTGTTGACTAGTCTATTTTTATAATAAAAACGTTTAATCGTTTTATTAGACTGCTCACGGTATTCATACTCGCCTTTTAATCCAATAGGCCACCGATCTCGGGTTTGATCTCTTTAATGGAGAAACAGAACACCGATCCCGGAGCTGAGGGAAGATTGGAAATCTTCATAAAAGGATAATAGTAGTTTTACACCTGGTATATAACCACTCTTCGAGTGAAGAGGTGAGATTCTTTTCAACAGAAAGATTACGAATCTTTCCTTCTCACACAACCTTATTTAGCCCTTTGGGCGGGATAAGGGAAAGGGAATGGACAATAGACTTTAGTTATCAAGATGACACTAAAGTTGGTCCCCATTCCTTGAGACTTAGGGGGATAAAAGGCCCTCCTAAGCTGCTCGGTAGCTCTTTTTTCGAATGACGTTATATATCTTGAGAGGCCCTCCATACGGAGGAGACCTCACAAGACTTTAGACGCATCTAAGCGGAACTATATCTAGTAAATGGGGTATCTCCTTACAGGGAGGAACTCCGGGGTCTAGATGAAGCTAAGCATGGTATCCAACCATGCTTAGTCCCC